GGACAGAGATCAATCTCTCTTTTTATAAAAGCAATGCTTAAATCAAAATAACCAATAGGTATATAAATGGAAAATCAGACAACTGAGCAACCAGCTCAATCTGAACAACCGATAGATGTTGTTCAAGATAATACTGCAACAACCGAAGTCGTAAGTAACCAGGAAAATAATTTTAAGAATTTAATTCCTGAAGAATTTAAAGAAGATAAATCTTTAAGTAATTTTAACAACATGGAAGATTTACTCAAAAGTTACAAGCATGCTCAATCGCTTGTAGGTGCTGATAAAATTCCAGTTCCTAATAAACATGCAACAGAGGAGGATTGGAATGAAGTTTTTAAAAAACTTGGTGCTCCAGACAGTCCAGAAGATTATAAGTATGACATCAAAGATCAAGAAATGGATAGTCAACAAGTATCAGAATTTAATAAAACAGCTCACAAATTAGGACTACTTCCTAAACAAGCTGAAGGTCTTATTAAATTTTATAATGAAATGAATGGTAATATGGCATCTACAGAAGAAGATGCTGCTGCTCAAGGTCAACTAGCTACTGAGACTGAACTAAAAAAAGAGTTTGGACCTCAATATGCTAAGAGACTTGACCAGGCTAAAAGACTTGCTGTTAATTCTTTAGGATCAGATTTTTTAGAAAATACTTTTTTAAAAGATGGATCTCGACTTGGAGACAATCTTAATGTTATAAAAGCATTCTCTAATTTAGCTAACAAATTATCTGAAGATGAAATCATTAAAGGTGATGGATCTGAATATATGACAGCTAAAGATCTTGAAAAAGAAATTAACGAACTTACTCAAGAAGGTTCTGCTTATTGGAGCAAGACACATCCAAATCATAACAAAGCAGTTCAAGAAGTTTTAAAGTTAAGAGAGCTGCTTAATGGCTAATGAAAAGTTTGAAGCTGGAGAAATAATTACAGATACAGAAGTTAGACTTGAATGTTTAAGATTAGCAACTGAATTTGGTCCAGAGAATGATCGTAGAAATCCTCTGCCAATAGCTGAAGTTTATTTAGCCTGGGTTACAAAAAATTCTGGGAGACAATTTTGCAAATGCGAAACCTCCAAGAAGAAAGACAAAGTGAAGTCTTAAAATTTACAGATGCGACCTCCAATCTGGAGACAACCAAGTCGATTAAATCAACCACAACATAAGGAGGTTTGACAATGTCAAATCAAATTACTACTGCTTTTGTACAGCAATATTCAAATAATGTACAAATGCTATCACAACAAAAAGGCTCTCTGTTAAGAAGTGCTGTTGATGTGGAAACTGTTGTCGGGAAAAATGCTTTTTTTGACCAAGTGGGTTCGGCACTCGCAGTCAAAAGGACTACTCGACATGCAGACACTCCTCAAATGGACACACCACATGCAAGAAGAAGAGTTAGCCTGGTAGATTACGAGTATGCAGATCTTATCGATAACCAAGATAAAATCAGAACTCTAATCGATCCAACTTCATCTTATGCCTCTGCTGCTGCTTACGCACTAGGAAGAGCTCAAGATGATGAAATCATCGCTGCGTTATCTGGAACAGCATTTACTGGAGAGACTGGCTCAACAGCTACTGCTCTTCCGTCTGGCCAAAAGATAACTGAAAGTGGTAGTGCTGGTTTAACTATTGCAAAATTAAGAAGTGCTAAAGAACTTCTTGATGCTGCATCTGTTGATCCATCAATTACTAGATACATTGCAGTTGGTCCAAGACAAATCACAGATTTGTTAGGAACTACTGAAGTTACATCTAGTGATTTCAACTCAGTAAAAGCTCTAGCGAATGGAGAAGTTAATTCATTCTTAGGCTTCAACTTTATAGTGTCTAACAGACTTACTATTGCTTCATCTAAAAGACTTTGCCTAGTTTGGGCAATGGACGGATGTAAAATGGCAATCGGTCAAGACTTAATGACTAGAATTGATGAAAGATCTGACAAAGGTTATGCTCATCAAGTTTATGTTTGCCAGTCTATCGGATCGACTAGAATGGAAGAAGATAAAGTTGTAACAATCCAAGCTCACGAAGCTTAATCAATAGGAGATATAAATCATGTCAAGTGTTAAAGGTGTAAATCACACAAAAATAACTGCTGATCCTATTGAAAAAGTGGATAGCGAAGTTCTGGGTGGAAAGTTAAGAGTTTCATACGATAGTTATGAAGCTTCTTCTCTTGCCTCTGGATCAGACATTACGATTGGTAAAATTCCAACTAATGCAACTATAATGGATGTTGTTCTAAAGTGTGATGCTTTAGGCGGATCTTCAACTTTAGCAGTTGGAGACAGCGGAGATGCTGACAGATATTTAGCTGCTGTAGGTACGTGGAATGCTGCTGGTCAAGTTCAATCAATGTTAGGTGGCTCTACTGCTGCTAATACAGCGATGACTGGTCTGGGTTACAGAACTACTGCTGAAACTGATATCGTAATCACAACTGGTGGAGCTACTATAAGTAACTCTATTCATTGTTGGGTTTATTACACAGTTGAGTAGTCAATAATCTTTTTGCTTGGCGGAGAAATCCGCCAGGCATTAATAAAATGGCAAGAGCAATTTCAAGAAATAAAAAGAATTACAGACCTACTAAAAAAGGTGCTGGAATGACAAAGGCTGGAGTGAAAGCTTATCGAAGAGCTAATCCAGGATCAAAATTAAAAACCGCAGTAACTGGTAAAGTTAAAAAAGGATCAGCTGCTGCTAAAAGAAGAAAATCTTACTGTGCAAGATCTGCTGGACAACTTAAAAGATCTTCTGCAAAAACTAAAAATAATCCAAAATCAAGGATCAGACAAGCAAGAAGAAGATGGAAATGCTAAAATGAAATATATTATTATTTTATATATGTGCAGTATGACTACTGGACAATGTCCATCAAGCCAAATTTCAGCTTATGAATTTGATAATCACGTTGATTGTGTTTTAGAAGGTTACAAAGTTTCACATAATACATTTATGAATTTACAAACAATAGATGATTTCCAAAGAGAAAGAATTGAAAAAGAAAAAATAGTAATAAAATTTGAATGCAAACAATTAGGAGAAGTATAAAATGGCAAGTGTAGTTTCAATGTGTAATTCAGCTCTAAATTTATTAGGAGCTTCAACAATCTCAGCATTAACTGATGACAGTAAAAATGCTAGATTATGTAATCAAAGGTATGAGCCTATTAGAGATAGAGTATTTAGAGGTCATGCTTGGAACTGTTTGCATAAAAGAATTCAATTAGCTCAAAACTCTACTGCTCCAGTTGTTGAATACTCTAATGCTTATGCTCTTCCAGCTGATTGCTTGAGAGTTTTAAAAATTCATAATGGTACTACCGATAGTATTGCATCAAGTATTGATTATAAATTAGAAGGCAGAAATATTGTAACAGATGAAGGAACAGTTTTTTTAATTTATATTGCTAAAGATACAGATCCAAATAATTACGATACTTATTTACAAGAAAGTATTTCTCATCAACTAGCAGCAGATATCGCTTATGCTGTAACTAACAATGCAACACTTGCCAAAAATTATATGGAAAGAGCAGATGAAAGATTAAGAGAGGCGAGATTTATTGATGCTACTGAAAATTCTTTAGGAACGATTGAAAGTTCTGAATTTACAGATGCCAGATTATAATGTCCAAATCAGCTTTTGATCCAAGAGTTATAGAAAAATATAAAGAGCCTAAATCACTTCTTCATTTTCAATGGGGAGATGACACTAAAGTTTATCGATACGCATTAGTAGAAATTATTGATGAAGATCAAATAGATCCAACTACTAAATGTAAAAGAGAAGAACAAGGTTTAACTCAACAAGAAATTTTTAAAAAAATATGCCAAGAACAACATTAGCTTTAACATCTTTTGTCTCTGGAGAGTTTTCTCCTAAAATGGATGGCAGAACAGATTTTGATAAATATAGTTCTGGTGCAAAAACTTTAGAAAACTTTTTAGTTCATCCTCAAGGAGCTGCAACAAGAAGAGTAGGTACTCAATTTATTGCAGAAGTTAAATCAAGTGCTGCTAAAACAAGATTAATACCTTTTGAATTTTCAACTACTCAAACTTATGTTTTAGAATTTGGAAATACTTATATAAGATTTTTTAAAGACAAAGGACAGATATTAAATAATGGATCACCTTACGAAATATCTTCTCCTTATTTAACAGCAGAATTATTTGAAATAAAGTTTGCTCAATCAGCAGACGTTATGTACATCACACATCCAAATCATGAAGTGATGAAGCTTAGTAGAACAGCTCACACATCATGGACATTAGCTCAAGTTGATTTTACCGATGGACCTTATCTTGCAACTAACTCTACAACGACTACATTGCAACCAGCCTCTGCTTCAGTTGCGACTGGAGTAAATATAACTGCCTCTGCGATAACTGGAATAAATGGTGGAACTGGATTTCAAACAACAGATGTTGGAAGAATAATAAGTTTTAATTCTGGTAAAGCAAAAATTACAGCAAGGACCAATA